TTATTCTCCTTTTCTCTTTGGGTGCCATTCCCGATTACACAGGTCGAGGCGGTCCCTGATGGCGCTCATAATCAGCGGCCTGCCCTTGACGCGCTCGAGGAACTCCTTCGCCGCCTTGACCAGGCCGCGCCGATAGGCGCATTCCGTTGGACTGAACCATCCGTTCCCACGAGGGTCCTTGCGCGCCCAGTCCAGGCAGCAGCCGCCGCAGACGGATACGATCTCGCAGCCGGCGCATTCCGGTTCCGCGCCGGCGCGCCGACGCGACTCGAAACGCTGGAACCAGGCCGGGTCAATCCCCGTTTCCATGTCGCCCATGCGCAGGTCGGGATACTGCGTGAACATGCAGGGGTAGAACTCCATCTCCGGCGTGACCTGGAGAGAGAAGATTCCAGCGCCGCACTTGTGGGTCAGTTTCGCGTCGACGACGAGAAGGCGCAGCTCGTTCATGATCGTGTCGTTGAAGGAGAGCCGGGAGAGGAAGTCCGAAAGGTCCGCGTCGGAAAGCGGCTCGAGCGCCCGGAAGCACTCGGAGAATTCCTCGACCCAGAGAGCGGCATCCGCCAGCGTCATGTCCGCCGCCTTGACCGGGTACAGCGAGGCCAGATCGAAGCGCTCCATGATCTCGCGGTATCGGGCCAGGAGGTTCATCGGGCGCTTGAGGATGACCTGCGAACCTTCCGTCGTGACGCGGTCGGCGAACCGGCTGAGGCGCTCCACGAACTCTGCCGCCGGTCGGCCGTGCAATGACACGGTCAGGTATCCGAGGCGATCCGCGTAGTTCACCACGCCGTCCGGCACGTCCATGAGGTTGGTCGAGGACATGAAGAAGTAGACAGGGACGGCGCAGCCGCCGCTACTATTAATGTAGGCCACGTAATCGGCGATGCCCGTCACGTTGTCGATCCCGAGCGTCGGTTCTCCCAGCGTGTTCAGGACGAACGACAGCTCGCGGGGCTTCGTCGCGGCGCGGTTGGTGTGCGCCACGAAGTAATCGACCACCCGCTTCAGGTTGGGCAGGGGCAGCCGCTCCTTCACTGGCAGGCCCCGCGACGGGCAGTACGAGCAGCCCGCATTGCACTGTCGGGAATCGCTGATGCAGACCATCTGCAATGTCGGAATTCTCTCGGTCATCGGCACCCCGCCACTGTGCAGGTCGCCTGGCACGCCGTCTGGCAGGCCGTTTGACACGCCGTCTGGCAACCGGTCTGGCATGCGGTCTGGCAGGACGTTTGACAGGTCTGAGTTTGGCACGCGGTCTGACAGCTCTGCGTCTGGCAAGCCGTCTGACAGGCCTGAGTCTGGCACGCGGTCTGGCAGGCCTGCGTCTGACAGGCCGTCTGGCATGGGTGAGTCTGACAAGCCGTTTGGCACGCCTGAGTTTCGCAGGCAGTCTGGCACGTGTGCGTCTGGCAAGCCGTCTGGCAAGCCTGAGTTTCGCAGGCTGTCTGACACGTGTGCGTTTGACAGGCCGTCTGGCACGCCTGGGTTTCGCACGCCGTCTGACACGTGTGCGTCTGGCAACCGGTTTCGCAGGCGACCTCACAGCCCGTTTCACAGATGACCTGGCAGCCGGTCTCACAGGTGACCTCACATCCAGTCTCGCAGGCTACTTCACAGGCGGTCTGGCAAGCGTGAGTCTGACAGCCGGTCTCGCACGCGACCTGGCAACCTGTCTGGCACGGCTGCGTCTGGCAGCCGGTTTCGCAGGCGACCTCGCATCCGGTTTCACACGCGATCTGACAGCCGGTTTCACACACGACCTGGCAGCCGGTTTCACAGGCGACTTCGCAGCCGGTTTCGCATGCAACCTCGCATCCGGTTTCGCACGCGACCTGACACCCGGTCTCGCACGCCACTTCGCAGCTAGTTTCACACCCGACTTCGCAGGCGGTCTGACACGCATGTGTTTCGCAGCCAGTTTCGCAGCCGACCTCGCAGGAAGTCTGACAAGCGTGGGTTTCGCAGGCGGTCTCACATCCGACCTCGCAGGCCGTCTGGCACGCATGAGTTTCGCAGCCAGTTTCGCACCCGACTTCGCAAGCCGTCTGACAGGCGTGGGTCTCGCAGGCCGTTTCACAGCCCACCTCGCATGCAGTCTGGCAAGCATGAGTTTCGCAGCCGGTTTCGCACCCGACTTCGCAAGCCGTTTGACAGGCGTGGGTCTCGCAGGCGGTTTCACAGCCCACCTCGCATGCAGTCTGGCAAGCATGAGTTTCGCAGGCAGTCTCACAGCTTACCTCACAGGCCGTCTGGCAAGTCTGAGTCTCACAGCCGGTCTCGCACCCGACCTCGCATGCGGTCTGGCAGGTGTGCGTCTCACAACCGGTTTCGCATTCGACTTCGCAAACTATCTGGCAGGCGTGAGTTTCACAAGCAGTCTCGCAGGCAATTTCGCAGGCCGTTTGGCAAGTCTGGGTTTCGCAGCCCGTTTCGCAGCCGATTTCGCAAGCCGTCTGACAGGTCTGAGTTTCGCAGGCCGTCTCACAGGCCACTTCACAGGCTGTCTGGCATGCGTGAGTTTCACAGCCGGTCTCGCAACCGACTTCGCAAGCGGTCTGGCAGGCTTGAGTTTCGCACCCGGTCTCGCACCCAACTTCGCAAGCCGTCTGGCAAGTCTGAGTTTCGCAGCCCGTCTCGCAACTGACCTCACAAGCGGTCTGGCAAGTCTGAGTCTCGCAGCCGGTTTCGCAAGCGACCTCACATGCCGTCTGGCACGTGTGGGTTTCACACCCGGTTTCACAGGTGACCTCGCACGCAGTCTGACAGGTCTGAACCTCGCAGCCGGTTTGGCAGGCGGCCTCGCACGCCGTCTGGCAATCGGCTTCACAACCAGTTTCGCAACTGGTCTCGCAACCTGCGGCTTCACAACCCGTCTGACAGATGGACTCGCAGCCGGCTTGGCAATCACCCTGGCAAGTGCCCTGACAAGAGCCTTGGCACGCGCCCTGACACGCGCCCTGGCATGACGTTTGACACGCCGTTTCGCATCCGTGCTGGCATCCCGTCTGGCAGTTCAGTTGGCAAGCGGACTGGCACGCGTGTTCGCAGGTCGCTTGGCACCCCGTTTCGCACGCCGTCTCACACCCGTGCTGGCATCCGGCCTGACAATTCAGTTGGCAAGCGGACTGGCAGGCGAGTTCACAGGTCGCTTCGCAGCCGGTCTCGCAGCCCGTTTCGCATCCGGATTGACAACCGGCCTGGCATGAGCTCTGACAGGCGCCCTGGCAGGCTGTCTGACACGCTCCTTGGCAACCTGTTTCGCATCCGGTCTCGCATCCGTGCTGGCAACCCGCCTGACAATTCAGTTGGCAAGCCGACTGGCAGCCGAGCTCGCACGTCGCCTGGCATCCAGCTTCGCAGCCCGCCTGACAACCGTTTTGACATCCCCCGGCCTGGCAGCTCATCTGGCAAACGGACTGGCAACCGAGTTCGCAGGTCCCTTCACAGCCCATTTCGCATCCGGCCTGACAGCCCGATCGGCAGAACGTGGCGCCTGAAATGACATTCGTGATCTGGTCGCCGAGGTCGGCCGTCTGGAAGCCATTGAGATTGATGACGCCGCCGTCTTCGGTGAAGAAGACCGCGCCGTCGTTCGCCAGGGCGCCAATGTCAGGTTGGCTGCGCAGGTTTTGAACGGGGAAAGCGCGGCCATAGCTGTCCACCGCGAGGAACACCGGCTCGTCGCCGCCGCTGGCTTCCCAACCGGTGCATAGCATCGCGGTCGTCACACTGGTCGCGCTCAATTGCAGCGACGCGATCATCCCGACCAGGTCGCCGGTCTGGAGCGAAGAGTCGGCGACCTGGAGCAGGACCGTGTCGGTCGACTCGTTGTGCATCCATAGCTTCAGGACGCCGGCCTCGTAGCTCAACCGCGTCGCCACCTGCCCACCGCCCGCGGGCATGGACGCGAGCTTCGTCTCGACGCCGCCGACGCGCTTCCAGATCTCGAACGTGATGGCGAGAGTCGGCGGCCCCGGGATCTGGATTATGCTCCGCTGGCTCTCCTCATAGGCGTAGGGGTCAAGGATGTTCTGATACAGCGTCTTGCTGAAACTTGGATCGGAGCGCTTGCCGATGACGACCGAGCCGCCGTTGACGATCAGGCCTCCGGGCGTCCATGATTTAATGTAGAAGTCATACAACTGTTCCCCGCTGTCCACGTCGTAATCGAAATCGTTCCCGGACGTGGGGTCGTTCAGATTCTGGGAGGCGTGCCCGTTCCAGCAGGTAAAGCCAGCCGGGGGATATGTGCAGTTGTACCCCAGATACCAGGCGTTCCTGCCTTGCTGCAAGTAGAGCGACCATGTCGTGGCCACTGTCTGCTGGATCATGGAATACGAAAACGTCCATCGCGTCCCGCCGAAATAAAAATTGTCCTTGTCCTGGCCGCGAATGACCGGGCCGCTGAAGCCGAAGATCGGGGCGGCGCTCCCGTCCGAGTTGTAGCCGGGACTGGACGACGTGAAGTCGGCATGCTGTGCCCCGGTCTGCGCCTGGCGGAAGTAAAGCGCGACTGTCTCGTGCGCGCCGGGGATCGTGCCGACGCCGAAGTTCAGCGTCCCCGTCTCCACCACGAAGAACGAGCCTTGCCCCTGCAACTGGTACTGCGTCCAGTTCAGCCCCAGATCGCCGAAAGCCGGCACCGGAACGCGCTGCCAGAAATCAGTGCTCAGGGACATGAGCAGCACCAGAAACAAAGCTTGCATGGCAAATCATTCCACATAGGTGATTTCATCGCCGTAGTCCTGCGTCGTGTACGCCGACAAGTCCAGAATCCCGTCGAGGTTCATGAAGGTCGCGCCGGCGCCGGGAATGATGTTGACGGCCTCGTAAACGTTGCCGTTGCTGTCGACCAGCAGGATCACGTAATTAACCTCCGCTCACGGTCACGTCGCCCGGGGCGGTCTGCGTCAGCGTGAAACGGCTGCTGAAAACGAGCACTCTGACCGGCCTGCCGGCCGTGGCGCCAGGGCCAGTGCGGATCATCTTGCAGCCGCCGCGCGGCCCGGTGATCAGCGCGGCGACGAGCGGAGAATTCAGTTTGCCGATGACGAGCATGGGGCCGAGCGGGTCCAAGCCGGCGATCCACGAACCCGCCTGTGCGCCGATCCGCTGGCCGACCGAGATCGCGTTCCAGTTGTTCACCTGCACGGGCCGCAGGCCGCTCGTCCAGCCCGCGCCCAATGCGCTGGCGGCCGCCGGCTTCGACGCGACGATGATGCGCGAGATGCCCGGATACGCCGGCTGCTTGACGACCGACAACCCTTGAAACGCCGCGTCCGTCAGCCAGCCGACGCCATACTGCGGCATGTTCGACGTGTCTTCGTTCCGGAAGGAGATCACGTCGCTCGGCGGCACGGAGACCGACGAACCCTGGTTCATCATCCGCTGGCGGACGAAGTTCGCCACGTCAACGAACGCGTTCCACGTGTCGGCCGGGATCCGGAGCGCGTCTCCCTTATTGACCTTCGTCAGGTCGGCCATATCACGCTCTCCCGGCTTTCTCTGGCGGCAAGGAAACGCGGAGGATACGGCCGTCTACGAGCGTGATCGAAAGATCGTCGGTGACGCCCACCACTTCGCAGTACGCCCGGTTCAACGCGCTCACCAGGTCCGCGATCTTCATCGGCATGGGTACGTCCACCCACGCGTTCCCCCTGCGAATACGCCCGACGGTCATTGCCGGCTTCTTCATGTGCCTATCCCCAGTTCCGCGAAAAGCGTGCTTTGATAAACTTCCTCGATATAGACCGCGACCGGCGTCTTGACGATCTGCTGGTTGTCATCGTCCGCCGCGTCGTCGTATTGGACCCACATGTACTGCCATCCCAGCTTCGAGGCGACGGTGATATTGCCGACCTGAAAATTCGTGCGGTTGGGCATCGCAGCGAACCGGAAGGTGACTTGCCATTGATCAGTCGGATCGTCACCCGTCCGGTCGCCGGCAGCGCCCAGGAAGAGCACCGATCCCGGATCGAACCCCCGGAACGAGTCGGTGTTGTAGCAGCCGGTCTTATTGAAGAGCAGCAGCTTGTACGCCTGGGTGACCACATCGGGCGTAAACCAGTGCAACTCCGTGAAGTTGAACACCGGCACGGTGATGTCCGCACCCTGGACATTCCGCCCGTCGAACCCGATGGCGCCCTGAAGCTTGTCCGTCGCTTTCGGCCCGTAACGGCCGACCGTTGAGCGCGACTGCGTGACGTGCTGAGTCCCGCCCGACGTATCGAAGGAAAAGTGGCCTTCCGGCGGCGGGTTGTTCGGCCACGGCGGCATCTTGTAATGAGCCAGGAGCCGCCAGGTCGTGTCGTTGAGCCGCTCTTCGATGGAGTAGTAGTCGAACAGATACCCGTCAACGGACGCCGGCAGCCCGCCAGCGGCAGGCGCCTGGGCGCACGTGAGTCTTACAGCGTCTTCGTCGGCGGCGTCGAAGACGAAGTATTGCACTTCGAGGGTCCTGAGGACCTCTTCGCGCCGCCCGGAAAAGCTCTCTGACAATGTCGCCGTCACAGTTTTTCTTGCCCTTTAATCGAACACCGCGCCGTAGTCGCCGTCCTCGATGTCGTGCATGATCCTGTAGGTGTTCTTCGAAGTGTCCTCAGCCGCTTTTGCCGTCCGCTCCGCCGTGGAGCCTACCCCCATGCCCCAGGTCGCAACGGCGCTGAACGTGCCCCGGGCTTCGAGGTTCCGCTGCTGCGCCACCTGCATCGCCGGCACCGACGCCTCAATTTTCTTCTGCGCCGGCATCGTGGGCGCCTCCGGCGCCTTGTCCTTCTTTTCCGCCGCCGCGCGCTCCTGGGCTGCCTTGGAAATGGCGTCGTGCCATTCCTGCTCGGCCTGGTCGCGTTCGGCCTGGGCGTCCTGCAACTGCTTCTGGTAGCGGGCCTGCCGGTCGGCCTTGGACTGCGCGCTCTCCTTGTCCAGCTCGGAGGCGGTGGAATCGTAGTCCTGGCCGATCTTCCCCAGCCGCTCGTCGTATTCCTGCTGCGACCTCCGGCGGTCGGCGTCCACGGTCTGATTCTTCTGTTGCGTCTCAGAATCAATGCGCGCCGTCTCCAGCTTCACGTCCACTTTGTCGCTGAAGAGGCCCTTCAGCTGCGTCCACGCTTTCAACAGCGCGCCGGCCACGACGTTCCACGCCTTGATGATCCCGCCGGTGAAGGTCTGCCAGACGTTGGAGAGAAACCCGACGATGATGACCCACAGCGCGCGCAATCCATCCCACGCGCCCGCCAGGACTTTGACCGCGCCATAGAATGCCTCGGTCGCCGTGCCTACGAAAACCTCCTTGAACGCGACCCACCATTCCGTCAGCCAGAAGATGCCCCTCTGCCATTCCATCTTGAGGCCCAACCAGAGGATTTTCGCAGCCAGGCCGAAGTCGCCGGCGATCATGGCATCCTTGATCCCCTGGAAGGTCGTCTCGGCATCCCGCCCCAACTGGCCGAACACGCCGCCCAACCAGCTCAACGCCTGGCCGGCCTGTCCGCTCACGACGAACATCGTGACCGCGAACGCTCCGAAGATCGCGATGATCGCCCCGACCGGCGTGGTGATCCAGACCGCCAGTGCCGTGACTGCCGAGGCGAGCGTGGTGAAGATCGAGATGACGCCCGTGACGATGCTGTGCAGCCCACCGATCACGCCGGCTGCGATGCGCGCCGCCGTGCCGAGGCCGATCAGCGCCGCCGCGACTGTCCCGATGATCACCGCCCACTTGAGGATGGAGACCACAAGCTCTTTGTGCTCGGCGACGAACCGCCGGACGCCCTCCAGAACGCGGACCAGCTCGTTGAACCATTTTTCCAAGGTCGGCCCGATGGCCTCGCCGATGGCGATCCGCACCTCTTCTGCCGCCGTCTTCACTCTGCCGAACGCCTGGGTCAGCGGGTCGGCCATGCTGGTGGCCATTGTCTTGGCGGCGCCTTCGGTATTCCGCAGGGCTTTCTGCGTCTCCGCGAACTTCCCGTTCATCAGGGCCAGCATGGCGACCTGGCTCCTTCCGAAGAGCGCCGAGAACACGGCGGCGCGCTGCGGCTGGGTCATGTCCTTGGTCTTCTTCATGAGCTCCGCCAGGATGTCGCCGAGCGAACGCATGTTGCCCTTGGTGTCGGCGACGGAGATGTTGAGGTCGTCGAGCGCCTTCTTCGCGCCCGCCGCGGGGGCGCTCAGGTCCACCCGGCTCTCCATCTGTCTTGGGCTTTCGCCGTGCCCGGAGTGCGTCGCGTGCGGCCTCGACGTATCGACGCCCCCAAGTTTGTCCTGGATGCTCTCGGACGCCAGCCTGCGGTACGCCATCGCCAGCGCCTGGCCGGCGCGGGCGCCTGCGATCCCGTTTTGGGAGAGGACGGCGATGGCCGCCGCCGTGTCCTCGAAGGACGCGCCAGCCGCGCGCGCGGCGGGTCCTGCCGCCGCCAGCGCCTCGGAGACGGAGGCCACGTCGGTCTTCCCGGCCCGCGCGGCCGCCGCCGTCACGTCGATGACGTGGCCTACGTCGCCCGCCTCCAGGCCGAAAGCGCGCATGGCATGCGTGGCCATCTCCGCCGCCTCAGGGAGTTCCGATCCCGCGATCCTCGCCAGGCCCATGACCGGCCCGATGGCGCCCATGATGTCCCTGGCCGCCAGACCCGATTTGCCCAGGGCTTCCATCCCGGCTGCGATGTCCTTGACCGAGAAGAAGCCGTCGCGCGCGAGGCGTTTGGCCTGCTCGTAAAGCGCCTGAAACTCTTCTGCCGTCGCGCCGGTGATCCCGCGCACTCGCGCCATTGCGCTCGACGCCTCGGAAAAGGTGTGCGCCGATAGCGCCAGAGGCGCAAGGGCGACGGCCGATATCTTGGCCAAGTCGCGGCCCCACGAGGACACCGTGCTGCCGAACGCCTTCAGCTGCGACTGGGCCTGCTTCAGCCCGCGCATGAGGAGCGTATTGTCGACAGTGAGTTCGACATACGCGGCGCCGGCGCGAATGCTGCTGCCCGCTGCCATGTGTGAGATTTCCCGTCAAAGAAGAAAGGCGCCTGCGGGCAAGGGAGAAAACCCCTTGCCCGCAAGCCGTCCTTATCCGCTGCCTCTTACTGCACCGTCGGCTCATCCGCCGAGGCCGGGGCGTCCGCCGAAGCCGGCGTGTTGGCGGTGATCGCCGCCGCCAGGTCCGCCTTGTCCGCTTCGAGCTGGTCGGCCAGCGCCTGAAGGTCCGACGGGTCCACGGTGTCCTGCTGCGCCAGCGCGTTGATCTGCGCGGCCAGCCCGCCGATGAGCGTCACCGCCGACTTCTCGACGGTCGTCATGTCGGTCACGGCTTGCTTCAGGATCGTCAGGTCCACGGCCATGTCTTTCGCTCCTTCGAGTAAAAAGAGAATCCGGTCCAACTTCCTGCGATCACTCCGGGTGAACATCGTGATTTCCCCCGAGTAGCCCTTACTGCTTTGCGCCCGTTGCCGCCTGCGACACGTTCTCGGCTGCGTCAACAACCGACTTCTCGATGCCGGCAGTCCGATCCAGCAACTGGTCGGCCTTGGCCTTGTTCCTCGCGGCCACGAGGAGCGCCGTCACGACGCCGCCGACAAATCCTGCGACAAGACAGATGCAGTACCACACCGCCTTCATCCTCCAAGAAAGGCCAGTCTTCCCATCGTGACCAGCGCCGCCAGCGGCGCCACGATCCCTAGAACGATCACCAGCGTCTTCGCCCACCACTGCTCCGGCAGCGGCAGGAGTACTCCCAGGCTGAACACGATCAGCAGCACCAGCACGTCCACGATCCGGTTGCCCTGTTCCTCCTTCCTCCGCTCCGGGTCGAGCGCGAAAGGACTGGGTGACCTGGTTCAGGTCGCCTCTCACCTCCTCCACTCTGGCGCGCAGGTTGCCGGTCTCCTGAACCATCGAGTTGACCGTATCGGTCAACTGCTGGTTCTGCTGGCGCAGCGTCACCATCTCCGCGTGGATGTCTTTCAGCGAGCCGGAGAGGTCAGATGCCGGCTGCACCTGCACCTGGCTGCTTTGCGCCGCGCTCGGCGCGCCGGCGCATCCGCCCGTCACCACCACGATCCCGACCAGCGCCAGCGCCACGACGCCAACCACAATCCGATTCGCCGCCTTCCGTCTCATACGCCTCCTCCTTTCACTGTCCTCGCGGCGCCGGGCGTAATTGCCGGGCCGCCGGAGGAACAAAAAACCTTCTTCAACAGACCGATGTTGTCCCGCGTAATGGGAATGCCGGTACTGCTGCTCCGGCACCGTTTCAAGGGATGAAAATCTTCCGGGTGATACAGGCTTTGCTTCTTCGGATCGCGGTTGACGTTGGCCAGCATCGCCAGGACCGCTGATGTGTGGTTCCACTCGGCGTCCACCCGCGCCTCGGCCATTGCCGTCAACTCGCGCAACGTCAGCGGCCCCGGATCGACGCCTATGATGCCGGCGCACTGCCAGATGAATCGCCAGGGGTCGAGTCGAGCACGCGCTCGACAGCCTGATCCATCCGCGCGTTCATCCTCTCGATGACCCGATCCACCGCCTCGTCCATCTTCGGGTCCTCCAGTTTCAATTGCACCGCCTTCAGAAACTTCTCCTCGTACCTGGCCACCCGTGCGATGGACCGCTGAAGCGTCTTGCGCTTCTCCCCCCGGAAAAAATCCACGAGTTCCTCCAAGAATGCCGTCGTCGCCGACTCGATGGAGTCGCCGGCCATCGCGCAGCCGAAGTCCTGGTCGCTGATCTCTTTCGCCACGGCCTGGTCCTTGCAGAGCGCGAAGATCACGTCGCAAAGCAGCACCGGATCCGACGACAAGCGGTTGAGCAGCTTTCCGCCGTCATTGACCGAGTCGAGAACGTCCACGCCGCAGAGCGACTTGACGCGCTTGAGCGTCGTGACGTTGAGGGCGACCGTCCACGTGCGGCCGGCGTTGTCGGTGAAAGTCTTCATTTCGAGAGTCCTTTCCCAAGACTTGACGATGCTCAGAATATTGTGTAATCTATGAGTGTACTTAATTGGAGGAACAGGACATGGGACCCGTCAACCTGAAAGACGCGCGAAAAAGTCTGGGCGTGCTGGTGCGCGCCGCCGCGCGCGGCGAATCCGTCGTCATCACGGTGCACGGCAAGGAGACCGCCCAGATCGGACCGATTGAACGCAAGCCTCTCAAGCGGTTCCCCGACCTCACGGAATTCCGCAAGTCGATCAAGCTCAAAGGCAAGCCGATGAGCGAAACCGTCATCGAGATGCGCCGCGAGGCGCGATACTGATGCCCTACCTCGACACCAGCGTGGTCATCGCCTTCTATCTGCCCGAACCGAGGAATGCGGAAGTCCGGAAACTTTTCTCCGGAACCGGGGAGATCGCGATCAGCAGCCTTTCGGAGGTTGAATTCCATTCCGCCATCGCGCGGCGCGTCCGCATGAATGAACTGACGAAGGACGATGGCCTGGAAGTTCTCTCGCAATTCAAGGTTCACGTGGATGACGCCCTTTACCGGATGATTCCTGTTGAGCCGCGCAACTATGCGTTGGCGCGCGACTGGCTCGCCACGTTTCATACTCCGTTGCGGACGCTCGATGCGATTCACCTGGCCGTGGCCTTTTCCAATGGACTTGCGGTCGTGACCGCCGACAAGGTTCTCGCCGAATCGGCCAGACATTTCGGCGTGAAGCACCGGCTCATTGCCTGACCCCCGTGGCGTTTACGTTCCGCCGCCGAGGGCGGGCGTGCCGGCCACCATCCAGACGGGTGCCGTCGCCGAATATGTGGGCTTACAGGCCACGTTGGCCGTTAGAGCCTCCTCCAGCTTCTCGTTGCGTGCGAACTTGGTGACGGCGAAGTCGGCCACGAGGCCGGTGCCCGTCTCTTTCGGCCCGTCGAGAACCGCCAGCCCGATCACGCTGTCGCCGATGAAGGCGTTGCAGAGCGCCGTGAACCCCGCGTCATCGGGGTTCCAGACCATCTCGAACTCCACTGCGCCGGATTTCGCGGCGCCCACGGTCGCCTTCCAGCCGGAGTTCGCGCGCGTGGTCACGTCCGCCTCGCCTTTCTCGAGGTTCAGGGTGTTGTCCTTGATGTCGGTGAGTTCCACCCAGTTGCCTTGGGCGGCCACGCCGCCGACCTTGTAGTACAGCTTTGCCTGCATGCCTGTGCGAACGCTCATGTCGCCATCTCCGTTCTGTGGATGTCAGGGCCTTCCGTCATTTCACCGAAGCCAGCCAGAACTCCGGCAAACGGGGCCGGATCGCCTCAAGCGCCGGCCCCATGAACGCACGCACTGGGTAATGGGACCCCATGTACTCGCCGCCGAATTCGTGCGCAGTCGCGCTGACGCCGACCGCCTCATAAGTCGGCCCAATCACTGCCGAGGCGTTTTCTTTCTCCACGGCGTAGAGGATCGCCTCCCGCAGTTGGCCCTTGCGGGTATTCGGCGGCGTGCCCGGATCGCTGTACTTGTCGCTCCGCCGGATGCTGCGCCGGGCCGTCAACCGGATCGCGGCAGCGGCATGTTCAAGCGCCTGAATATTGCCGTCGGCCGCCTTGCGCTGGACCGTCAGGCTGTCGAACATCGTCTTGACCGTCGCGCCGATCATTAACGCACCACCTTGTAAGTGACCGTCAGCACGCTCGTGAACTGCTGTTTCTCCCGCAGATGCTCCGGCACGTACACCGGCTTGTTCTCGGTCTTCTTCCACATCGCATCGCCCATTTCCTGCCGGTTGAGGAAGTCGGCGATTTCCTGGACGAGCGAGAGAAGCGGGTCAACGTCCTCCACGGCGGCCGACGCGACTCTCTTCTGAACGCCCACGTCGACCTTGATCTCGTCTTCATCGTTCGCGCGGTCGAAGACGGCGCTGACGATCTCGCGCGGCACCACCGTCACGTGAAGTGCGCTCATCTCCTCCAGCGTGAACGCTGGCAGCGCCATCCGCTGCGCCGTGAACGGCATCGAGAATTCGTGCGAATTGAGCGCATCCGTCACGGCCTGTGCGACCTGGACAACCGCGTGCATCATCTCCCTCCAATCCAGTGAACCGCCTCTACTATCCCCGCGCTGACCGCCGCGCCGCAGATGAACCAGATGAAGTGCTGGAACCGTTCCAGCCGGTCGAGGCGCGTTTGAATCCCCGGCTTGCCATTGCCACGAATCGCCTCGTCGAGCTTGTCGAGTTTCCCGTGGACAGCGGCAAATTCGCCCTTGCAGATTTCCTTGTACTGCTCGGTTTCAACGCTCATCATTCAGTCCTGCCTTCGCTGAAGCTATGGAGGACAAGTCCCCACATGCTTGGTGTGGATGCGAAACGTTTGCCGGTACGGATCGCTGAACACGAAGTGCGGCTGGCTCGCCGGTGCCATGACCTCGAAGATTTCCACCTGACCGTTCAACGTTTCCTGTACCTGGTCGCCGGGCGCCGGCTCTCCAAATGCCGCCAGGTCGGAGACGGCGATGAGGTAGTCACGAGTTTCCAGCGTTTCCGGAATACCGTAGTCGCTCGGCACCTCAAACGCCGTCTTTCCGACCGTGGCGGTCACTTCGGCTGACGTGCCGGCCCGCGCATAAACCACCGACCGGCCCCGATAACGGCGGTTCATGCCGGCCAGCCACGCGCTGGAGTCTTCCAGGAGATCAGCCACTTACGGGCACAGCCTCGTGCGAACGGTCGCATCGCCGTCGGCCGCCGCTGCCGTGGCCTTGCCGATGTACGGGTAATTCACGGGTGGCGTTCCGCCGTCGTTGGCGCTGGCCGTGGCCACGCCGGCGGTGGCGTTCCAGTACAACTTCGTGCCGGCGGCGATCCCGCTTCCCACGCCTGCCGCCTTCGGGAAGTCGAAGATGCCCTCGACTGCCACAGCGCCGAGTTTGCCGGCACGGATGTCCAACTTCGTGACGCCCACCAGGTCGCCGAGGACCACCACGGAGCCTGCGGGCGTGTCCGCGTCGGGGGTGAAGTCGATAACATCGTCGTCCTGCACATATGGAACCGTCATGTCGCGCCTCCTGTCTGGAAACTATTGTCCTGTGATCCGGTCAACCGTGAGCCGAGCGTTACGCCTCGCCTTTGAACTTCAGCATCCCGCGGTAGTCCTGCTCGCGCACGCCCAGATCGAAGTACACCCGGAACTTTATCCCCAGCGTGTCGAAGTCCGTTTCACCGCGCTCGACGGTCGGGGTGCGGCGGCCCTTGAGGTAGCCGATCTCGAACGTGTCCACGATGGCCGGGTCGGCGAAGAGATACCACGCCTTCGACGAGGCGCCGGTGTAATTCTTGTTCGACAGGTACGGGCTGGCGAGGACGGTGATCTCCTCCTCGGCCAGCGCGTTGTACGTCGGGATGCGCTGCTTGTTGGTGCTGCCGACCGCGATGAACATCGTGCTGCGCAGGAGTTCCCGCCCGGTCATCTTGAGAGCCGTCGGCACGAGCAGGAACTTGGGCGAGACGTTGATCGGCTGCTTGTCCGCGTCGGTCTGGTCGAGGAACATCTGCACCGCCTGCGCGAGCGAGTCGCCGGCGAGCGCCGAGTCGGCGCCTTCCTGGTAGTTGCCGTGCTGCGTGCTGAAGAGAGCGAACTCGTCGCCCATATTCTCGTTGAGCAGGAGCCGGGTGAAGAAGAGTTGGTCGATCTTCCGAGCGGCCCTGGCGCCCATCCCTTCGGGCACCTTCAGGAACGCGCCGAGGTCGTCGTTGTAGATCATCTGGCGCGTGAGGGTGAAAAGCTTCCCGAAGGTGCCGAGCTGGTTGGTGGCCTTCTCCTCCTTCTGGCTGCCGTGCTTGAGCTCGCCGTCCTGCGCGACCGGCTCCAGGTCGCCCACGTCGGTCAGGCGGTAGCGCTGGGACTCCTTGAAGTCGTTCAACTCGCCTTCCGAGCAGAGCTGCGTGGCGGCGATCGGCTGCGCGGCGAAGCTCTTCATCAGCCGCTTGTTCGCCACGTTGTTGAGGATGCCCGGCACGGACAGGGTCGAGAACGCCGCGCGGATGGAGTCGTTGCTGAAGGAGCGCGGGAGGGTCTTCCCCTCGATCCGGGCGCACTCGACGAAGAACTGCTGGATGCTCATGTCGCGGTTGCCCCACGCGGCCTCGAGGACCGGCTCGCCGTAGGTCTTCAGGAGCGTGTCCTCGGAGATGCCCGCTCGGAGACAGAGCGCCGCCTCGATGACGTGCGTCTCGTGCTCCCGGCCCTGGTCGCGGTTGATCGAGAGGTCGGCGTCCGCCTGGGGCCGGTCGCCCCGCATGGCTTTCAGGACCTTCTGGCTGGTCTGCTCGCGGTCCCATCCGGCCTTGATGGCCTCGCGCTCGATCTGCGGGTATTCGCCGGCGCAGATTTCCTGGATCGCCGCGACGCGGTCACGCTCGGCCTTCACCGCCTTCTCGGCTTCCACGCGCGCTTTCGACGGCGTGCTGCCTTCGGCGCCGGCACTGGGCTGCGCCGGGTCTTGCGGAGCATTGGGCGGCTGGGCCGGCGGCGCTGAAGGCTTGCTCGGCATGCGCGGGGCCGGCGCAGGCGACGGCATCGCCGGCTTGCCCGCCGGGGCGGGCTCCTGCTTCGGGACGTGCGGCTTCGGCGGCCTGGGCGGGGGCGTGTTCGCCACGTCTTGCCGAGGCGTCTCAGACTCTTTCTCGAACTCCGTCGTCAACTGCGCCCGCTTCTCATCATCGAGCGTCTTCGGGTCAATGCCCTTCGCTTCGAGCCACTTATCGAACTCCATCGTCTCTCCTCCTTGCCCGTCAAGGCGGGCATACAAAACGAACTTCGCCGCCAGCCGCATATGCGTCCCGCCGTCGGCCCCGACGGCCACTACGGATACTTCCCTGAGCACTGCTTTCTTCACGTGGAAGAACGGTCCTTGCTGCATCTGGCCGTTCACGAGCCGCTGGCCAGGCACAAGCTCCGAATCGAGCACGTCCGCCCCGATGGAAAGCTGCCATTCGGCTCCGGCTTGTGCTTGCTCGACGATCCCGCCGGCGACTCCGCTCGAAGAAAGGATTTCGCCCTCGATGTGAAGGGCGCCGTCCTCCATTCGCGGCTTCACCAGTCCGATTCGGCTTCCGGTCCGGTTCTCGTGATTGGCCAGCAGCGGCACCGAGTTTTCTGGGACCTCCAGGCCCGACAGGTCCACCACGACCTGATGCCGCCAGCCGGGGAGCGACATCTTGCCCCCGTTATAGGCCAAGCCGATAACGCGGAAAGATGTCTTTCCGTCCGGCTTGGCAATCGCTTCGATTCTCAGGGTTTCTTCCTTCACTCGTCCTCCGAATCGACCGCCAGCGCCGCTTCGGGGCCGGGCCCCACGGGCTTCTTTTCCGCCGGCGCCGGGCCGGTCAGCGTCTCGCGTTCCGAGACGTAGGGGTCATCGAGGCCGAGTTGCTCCATGAGGTCCTTTTCCCGCGCGCGCTGGCGAAGCTCGGATTCCCAATCCTTCCCCTGGCGCGCGTATTCCTGCGCCAGCGTGGTGGTGTAGTTTTTCAGGCGGGTCGCCTGAGCATTGGCCTCTTTCGCCGGGTCCACGTGCTCCTGCCCGTCCCAGAACCACTGGTGCGCCGGCAGGCGACCCGCGCCGTACGCTGTCTCCGTCGGCAGCCCGTATCGTGGGTAGCCCTGGCGAACGAGGACATACTCCCAGAGCCACGCCGCCAGGATCCGGTCGAGCACCTTCGCCGCGAAGAAGTCCTGGTCCACGCGAATGGCTTTGTAATAGACCTGGTGGTCGAGCCTGCCGGAGGCGTAGTTGTAGCCCGAAGAATTGTTGGCCGCGACGTTGTAGGGCATGTTGAGACAACGGGCGATCTCGTTCAGGATTTCCTTCTTGAACTCCGCGTAGGTCGTCGCCGGCTGCATCGGCTCGACCTGGCTCATCTTCCAGCCGCCGGGCATCGTCAGGAGCATGTTGCGCTCCAGCTCGATCAGGTCCATCGGTTCGACGGAATCGGCTTCTCCATTCGCGGGGGCATCGGTGTAAAGGATGCCGGCGAAGTCTGCGGCGGCTTCAGCGGCGGCCAGCACCGCCAAGGTGAACCGCCGCAGTTGAGCGAACAGCGGCAGGGCCGGAGTAATCTCTGGGATTCCCCGGTGCTGGCCGGGACGCTCCTGCCGGAAGACGTGGATCATGTGCGAGGCCGGGATCGTCAGAAACTGGTTCACCAGATACCACACCATTCCGCCCGGATGGTTGCGCAGAACCTGGTATGTTTCCGGGTTCCCGTGCGAGTCGAGGATGATCCCGTCGACTTCCTGATTCTCGACCAGATACCCGAAAGGGCTGGCGACCTGGTCGGCCTCGATAAGGCGCAAGTCGAGCTTCACCGGGTGATCCAGAACCGGATTGTTGACGAGAATGGCGAACGCTTCCCCGTCCTGGCACCTGGCCATGCGCATCGTCCGCAATTTCTCCGGCAGCGACACTTCATCGGCCCAGTAACCGAATTCCTGCTCGATTTCGCGGTTGAGGGAATTCCTCGCGGTCAGCATCTGGAGCCTCGGCCCCGTGCCGATGGTGTCGTTGGCCAACGTCAGCACCATGCCCCGCGCATAGGAGTTATTGGCGACCTCGTACCGGGCGCGGTTGCGGAGCGTCCGACGCACCTGGATGTTTGTGGCGGCATCGGCGGAAAGCGCGTCCGCATTGATCCAGTGCCGGCGGTTGTCCTCGGTCGTTGCGGCCGAATCGAACCGGGCGCGCACCGCTGGCCACCCGCCTTCGCCGAGGCTTCGGTGGGCAGAGTCGCGCCCGCGCAACGACGGGCGGCGGACGAGCACGGCGCGGCGGCCCTGTGAGCGCATGGCGCTCAAATGCGTCGGCCTTCGTTTGTCGGCAGCAACGACCATCAGACGGCTCCTGGAGGAGACAGTTTTGCGAGGTTCAAGCCACGGCGCCTGCGCCGCGTGGCGTCGCGGGAACTCAGGTACCGGTCCGCCACGACCTGGTCGCGCAGGTTGTGCTGGCGCATGGCCTGGCCGTCGCCGGATGCTTCCGAAGGCCCCTGGAGATTCTGAGAAATTGCATCCTGCGTTTCCTTGGCCATGTCGCTCCCGATGAATCGGCGTTCACACTGTCCTCTTACTGTGAACATATGCAGCGGAAAGCAAGGCGAAACGGAAAATCCGGGCGGAAGGAAAACTCGTTACACCGGTAGCATGGGGGACGCAAAAAGGTACGCCCGTAGTACCCGCCTCATCTCCTGAGTTTCGCCTGGCTGCGGCGGGCAGAGGTGGAGAAACTACATGGAGAATCGCTCATACGTCGTGACCCGGCGCCCGCAGTTGCGGCACTCGCGCCTGCGCCGGATGCGGCTGGGTGTGACGGAACGCGTGTGAAGCACTCGGAAATGCCGGCATCCGCACTTCGGGCATTCCAGTCCGCGTTTGTCCGTCTGCCCCGTCTCGCGGGACACAGGCGTCTCGTCGGCCGTTTCCTGCTTCATCTATTGCCTCCTATGGTTTCTCAACTCGCTCAAGCGAATGGGGCGGTTCGGTCGCGCGGCTTTCTCCTGGGTGCCGGGCAACGAGACTCCCTGAACTGACGCCGCCACGGCGCAGCCGACGATTCCGTCGAGCCAGTGGTTGTCGAGTTGATTTGGCTTGGCCTTCCATTCGTCCACCACGCGCCCACGGCCTTCGGTGCGGACCTTGTACTCGGCCGTCAGGTGCTCGGAGAAGAGCCGGTGTATTTCCGGGTTGCGGCCGAAGAGGGACAGACAGCCCGGATCGCCCATCGGGACGGCCAGTCGCGCGTGGATAAAGGACTTCCAGAAATTTGTGTCATAGACGACGTGGCGCACAGCGCGCTTGCCTTTAACGCTGGGGATGCGCCAGTTATGGCCGACTCGCTCTCCCTTCTTCCGGGTGTATTCGGAGAACGGAACGCTGCTGGCACCGACGTACTTCCCATGGCTCGGCAGCAGGATAGGGGCGAACCGGCTCTGCCGGCAGAACTGGTACACCACGTCGGTGCTCTGTCCCCAGTTGGCGTCAATGAGGCAACGTTCCACGCGCATCATCGCGCCGTCGTCGCGGCGCCATTCCCTGCCGAGGATGACATCCGTCAGATTTTCCAAGCCGGCGTAGATCGCGCCTTCCATCCCCGCTCTGGGCGCTGCGCGCTCCAGCGTGCGCCGCGTGTCGCGCAGCGTAAAATAGCCTTTCCCAGGGTCAGGCCACGCGCCGTAGTCCGCCACGAACCCCGTGAACTCGTCGTCCCACGCCGTCACGACCCAGAAAAGGAGCTTCTGCTGCACGTCGATGAAGGCGGTCAGATGCGTGCAGCCGATGGAGAGAATTCCTCGCTCCATGCCGTTGGTCTTCCCGGCGATCTGGTCGGCGGTGAGCATGCCGTCCTCGATGACGGCATCCATAGGCTCATTCTGGTACTCGGCGAAGAAAGCCCCTTCGTCCTGATACTTCAAATTCATGGCGTGCTGGAGGGCGGACGCCTCGTCCGGGTTGTGGCGCGCAGGCCAGGCGACGACGGCGCCTTCGTCCATCGCTTCCCTGTGGGCCACGTAGAATGCGGTCGCCTTCGCCAGGCCGCGTTCAGCCTTCAGTTCGGCAGACCGAATCTGCTCGTACTCGGACCACAGCTTGTCGTTTTTCGGGAAGGCGTAGAGCATCTTCGTCCGCTCGCCCTGCCACTCCGGGTGTTTGTCGCGGTCGAGGATGTTGTCGGCCATGTCGTGACGGGAGATCACGGTGCAGGGCATGACCCCGGCGATTTTCTGCCCCGGGCCCGCCAGTCCGAGCACGGCGCCGGCGAGGACGGCCTCCCGATTCTGGCATTGCGAGGGCGACCGCGCGGACTCGTCCGTCTGCGGATCGTCAATGACGACCAGTGACGGGCGAACGCTGCGACCATCGGGCCGCTTGTACTTCATCCCGCGAATTCGGCCTGTAATCCCGGCCACGCGGATGATCGCGCCGGAGGCGAAGGTCTGACCGTCGGGCCTGACCCAGGCCGCGTTTCGGACCCGCCACGTTTCAGTGGGCCGTATCGTGGGCAGGATGATCTCCTTGGCTGTCCACCCGATGTGTGTGCGCTCCAGGTTGTAGAGCTGCCCGTTGGCGCGATGCGCGATGCCGTCGAGTTTCTGAATCGGACAGACCGCTTCGGGGAAATCGTCGAGGAGCGAGTCGTTCGAGTCCAGTTCCATCTTGACGCTGTCGAGCATCTCCAGCGCCGACTTCTCGTCTGACCCGATGAGGCACACAAACTCCCGGTGCCCAAACAGGATCGCCCACAGGCAGGCCGTCTCGCACAGGCTGGTCTTGCCGCTGCCGCGGGGCATGGCCATCGCAAACAGCCCGCCGTGCAGCACGGCCTCCTCGATCTTGTGAATCACGCGCAGGTGGTCGGGCGACCATTCCAGATGAAAGGTCTCCGGGAAATACTGCTCGCAGAAGAACCGGAAATCTGTCCTCGCCTTTTCCCTTCGATCCGGCTCCACCACGTCCGGCAGTTCGCCGATGTCGCGTCCGGCCTCGGAAAGAGCGTCACTTCGCGCCCGCGCGGCCTCCTTGATCGCCTCATAGTCGCGCGGCGGTTTCTCCGGCGCAGGATTGTGCCGCTCCCAGACGAGCCAGGCGACGTACCGGAACAGGTCCACCGTTTTTCCGTCGCCGATCCGGAATCCCGCTTGCATGCGGTGGCGCCGGAGCTGCGGCTCCCCGATGACCTCGCCCAAGGGGGTGGAATTCAGAAGGCCGACCAGTTCGGAAGGTCTCAGTTGTCTTGAATCAATCGCCACGCGCTCTCTCCCGCGCTCTTTCATTCACGAGCCATGCAGCGTAGTAAATCAGGTTGATCGTGCCGTCCGTATTCACCGGCGCGCCGTTGTCAGTGTCGCATGCGATCATAGCGGCAGACACCGGCCTGCCGCCGACGGCGGTCAGAATCCGCGCCGCATGCTCGATGCTCAGGGACGTGGGTTGCAGTTTTTCGGTCATGGCCGCGGAACTCCCGAAAAAGAATCTTGCGCCGGAGTCATAACTCCAAAGGAATGCGCGACATGCGGCATGCGGAATTGTCCGGAATTCCCTTGAGCTTCGTGCGGAATCATGGCTTGATGTGTCATGTAACGCATTGATGGTACACGACTTACAAAGAAGGGAAGACCATGACGGACGAGATGACGACGAACGAAACGATGCCCGCTGAGACGACGCCCGATGCAGCACCGAGCGTGCCCGCGATCCGCCAGACGCAGACCCCGAACCCCAAGGCGGTCGAACTGACTTTCGGAGTGGAAATCGAGTGCCTGGTGCCGCGCGGGTCCATGCGAGTCGGCGGCCGTCACCTCGGAATCGAGATAGGCGGCGAATGGCCGGCGGGGTGGAAGGCCGAGAGCGACGGCAGCCTCACCAGCGGGGTGCCCAACTACATGCCCGTCGAAATCGTCAGCCCGATCCTCAAGGGCGCGGACGGTATCGCGCAGATCAAGAAGGTCGGCGAGTTGCTGGCGCGCCTCGACGCGCGAGTGAATCCCACCTGCGGCTTCCACGTCCACGTGGGCGCGAAGAGCGCCGCCGGCGAGGACTACAACAAGGTCGCCGACTGGGTGCGCAGGCTGCTCCTCCTGACCGCCCACCACGAGATGGCGCTCTACGGGGCGTCGGGCGCGCGCCGCCGGTACAACGGGCGCTACTGCGCGAGCCTGCGCCGGGGGCGCTGGTCGCAGAAGAAGGAATCCCTGAAGAAGCGCGACATGACAGCCGACGAGTTGCGCCTCCAGGCGTCGGGGATCGACCGCTACCAATTGCTGAACGTCCAGAACCTTTTTGGGTCGAAGCAGACGGTGGAGTTCAGGGTCTTCAGCGGAACGATGGAGAGCCGGAAGATGATCGCATGGGTCCAGATGTGCCTGGCGCTCGCCACGCGCGCGCTCGACCACACCGCCGACTTCGAAGGCGCGGACGCGCGCTACGCGAGCAACGGGGCGCGCGGCGCGATGAAGCGATTCTTCTACCTGATGGGCTGGACGAAAGGCCGCAAGGACTACTACAAGCCCACCTGCCTGGTCGAGGGTTGGGTTGCCGATATGGCCGACCTCAAGCCGGTGAAGAAGGAACTGATGCGCCTGGCGAAGAAGTTCGACGCCAGCCCCGCCGTGTGAGCGGGGCTGGCCTAAGGGAATCCTTCGGGATTCTTTCGCCATGCACGTAAGTTGCGCCCAGGGGCAGACATGTGGCATGCGGAATTTCTCGGATTTCCCTTGAGCTGTGGCGAAAAGAATGGCTTCATGTGTCATGTAAGGCGTTGGTGCGCAGCGGATTACAGAAAGGAGACGCAGATGAGTAAGAACGCAAAACGAACGATCAGGCTGAAGATGGAGGTCGACGTGCGCGGCGAAGACCGCTGCATCACAGTGATCCGTATCAACGGCAAGCGCATTTCGGAGAAGGCCGGCCTGGCCCTGGCCACGACGCTTCATAAGCACCACATTCGCTAACCCGTTTACAAGAAGGAGATGACGATGGCGACGCGGAGTGACCTGCACGTGAATGGCGAGTACCAGCGTGCCCCTTGGGGCCACCTGGGGATGACGGTCCGCATCTACCGGCCCATTGCCAAGGGTCCGGCGCGCATGACGCGCCTGTACGCCATGCGCTCGCTGAAGGGCGTAATCGCCACAGCCGGGACGATGGACGCCCTGGCCGACCTCGCCCGGCGCGAGTACTGGGTCGCAACGTACCGGCACATCACGAAGGACGGCCGCGAGGTGTGGGTTACGATCCCGGAATAGGAGGATGCCATGAAGACTAAGCAGACCGCCGCACAGGCTTACGAAGAGCGCCAGAACGACATCGGGGCGCTGCTCGATCTCATTTCGCAGGAGCTTAAGCACCACGCTGAATTTGCGAAGACGGGCGACCTTCACTGGGGGCATACGGGAGACCTCGGGGCCGTAAGGAAAGGCTTGTTGGAGGTCCTGGCCCAGCTCGCCCAGCAGGACGAGGCGTTCATCGAGAAACATCTGGACGAGATGCGCGCGGAGAGGAAGTAGATCATGCAGATAAACGCGATCATGGACAGACAAGCCGGAAAGGAGATGCCCGTGGTGAAGACCGTGTTGACGACGAAGAGCCGCAAGGAGGCCCTCGCCTGCCTGCGCGAACTGCGCGCCGAGGGCGCGGTGGCGGGCCTTGTCCGCGTTGAAGGCTTCTACACCAGGACAGGCAGGTCCTTCCGCCGGTACGAGGTCCGCAAGGTGACCCTCAGAACGAAAGGCGAGTGAGCGATGAAGAAAGCATGGCCGCATATGACGAAGGACGAGATCGTGAAGCGCATGAACAGCCTCGGTGCCGACCGCATCGTGAAGGTGCTGCTCTTCGAGCGGCCGGGCGACGCGGAGAGCATGAGCGAGGGTGTATGGGTTCTGATTGCCGACGGCGATCAGAACGCGGGCATCGGGATTCTTCTGTCCAACATCGTTTCCCTGAACGGAGACCAGCCGGCGCGAGGCGACGTGGTCGAGTACCGCACGATCCATCCTACGCACAGACCATACATCGTGTCGTGGGCAGATGGACGAGGAAACTGAGACGGCAACTGGAGGTCCGATATGCGTATTGAAAGAACGGTCGAGGTCAACGGAAGGCGCCTTCGAGTTGTGGCGCGAGTGCAGTCGTGCAGGGAAGGTGCGCGCGTTTGCAGGATTAGAGTTTCGGAAGGTCATTACTTCCGCGACATGGTCGTCGCGGACGCCTCCACCGACGAGGCGGTGGACAGGGCGGTTGCAATGTTCCTCGGAATCGAAGGGAGCCGTACCATGTCGAAGAGCAGCGTGAAGGTTGGAGAGCAGTACCTGCTGAAGGTCGGCAGGAACGACGTTCGCGTGACGCTGGTGTCGGTCCCGGTTGACGGGCCGGTCACTGTCAGGAGCCTGGCCACGAAGAAGACGTTCAAGGTCGCCGCCCCGGAGCGCCTCAGGCTCATCTCCGGCGCCGACGCGCCTCATGCCGCCGAGCGCGCCCCCGCCGCGCCCGCGCCCAAACGCCGTGGCCGAGCGTCCAAGGGCACGACCGCCGCTCCGGAACGCGCCACGAGGCAAGAAGGCGCGCCCCAGGCGCAAGAGACGGGCAACGCCCGTAAGACGGGCCTCCTGGACGCCGCGATCCAGGTCTTGCGTGAGACCGGTCAGCCGATGAACACCAAGGAGGTGGTGGAGGCGGTCCTGGCCAAGGGCCTCTGGAAGAGCGACGGCAAGACGCCCGCCGCAACGCTCTACTCCTCGATCTTGCGGGAGATTCAGAAGAAGGGCGAGGACGCCCGCTTTGTGAAAGCCGAACGCGGGAAGTTCTCGTTGAAGTCCTGACCCCATCACGCCGCACCTCCTTCCGACGCCCCGGCAGCGACCGGGGCGTCCTCACGGATGGGCAGACCGGCAAACAGCGGTTGGTCCGAGGGCTGGTAGTCCTCATATGGGATGTGCTCAAGCCAGCGCAGCCGACTGTAGTAGCGCGTCATCCGCTTCAACTCGAAGTCGGTCCAGCCCGGGGCGACATATGAATCTCGCTCCAACGTGTCCAACGGCTGGTATCGCATCGGGTTGGGCCGGATGCCCATCGATCGGACGTGCTCCAGACGGGCAAGGGCGTCCTCCGCCGTGTCCTGAAACCCGATCAGGACGTACACGCCGAAGTTTTTCAGCCCCGCCGCCCGCGCCGTGGCGATGGCGTCGTCCACCACGCCGATCATGCCGACGTGATCCAGCGAAAAGCGCACCTTGGCGCGTCGCAGCCAGGCGATCTGGTCAGCATGCCATCGGGTGAACCGCCGAGCGTCGAGACCCTGATTGAAGTCCACCTCCGGGAATGCCGCCAGGGAATTGATGACCCGCCGGAAGTGTCGTTTGCTCGCCGCCAGGAGATTGTTGTCACAGACTACCGGCGCAGGTCTCCACGATGGCATCTCCCGAAAGTCGCCCTCGATCCGGGGCACGGCGCAGAATGCACAACGGTTCGGACAACCGCGCGTCGTGAACGTGGCGCAGGGATTGTGCGTCGCCAGTACGTCGAACGGACATTCTCCCGGCGTCTCGTCCGCCCACGGCGCTCCCAGCAAGGCCACCGCCGGGCCGCCGGCGATGACCTTGCCCTTGTGCTGGCTGGACAACGCCTCGGCTTCCGACAGTAGCCAGGTGAACGGGACGCTCAGGTACAGCGTGCCGCCGCACTTCCAGGATGCTATCCCCTTGCGCCAGGTATTCATTCAGCGCTCCCCGTTGCGACTGGGTGGGACTGGTTGCAGGCGGGCGTCAGTTCCTGCCACGCGCATCCTTCGCCGTGAACGAATTCGGCCCAACGCTTTCGGATCACGTCACAGTAGAGGCCATCAAGTTCCATGAGATAGGCATGCCGCCCAGTCTGCTCGCAGCCGATGAGCGTGCTTCCTGACCCGCCGAAAAGGTCGAGGATGTTCTCGCCGGTCAGAGAGGAATACTGGATGGCGCGCACCGCGAGTTCCACAGGCTTTTCGGTTAAATGAACCATGCTCTGCGGGTTGACTTTCTTGATGGGCCAGACGTCCACAGCGTTGTTCGGCCCGAAGAAGCGGTGCGCAGCCCCTTCGCGCCAGCAATAGAATGCCCACTCGTGGTTTCCCATGTAATCCTTGCGGGTCAGGACGGGGTGCTGCTTCACCCAGATGATCGCCTGACTGAAGTACAGCCCACACGCCTTCAGCACGGGGGGATAATTGCCGCAGTTGGCGTATCCGCCCCAGACGTACAGGATGTGGCCGGGCAGGAGGACGCGGGCGATGTTGCCGAACCATGCCTTCAACAGCTTGTCGAACTCCTCGCCGGACACGAAGTCGTTTTCAAGGGGACGGTCCTTGGGCCGGAGCTTCTTCGTGGTCGCCCTGGCCTTGCTGTGGCCGCGCGCCAGGTCGAACGCCTGGTGGTGATGCAGTCCTGCGGCGCCCTGCTCGTGCTCCGGGTCACGCATGGTCTTGTAGAGGTGGCGCCGCTTCGCGGGACCGTTGTCGCCGAAGGACGATAATCCCGCCGCGATGGCATTGTTGCTGCGCGGTTCGACGCGCACGTTATAGGGAGGATCTGTATTCACCAGATGGATCGACTGGCCGCCAAGGAGCAAATCCAAATCGGCCACGGAACCGGAGTCCCCGCACATCAACCTGTGGTTGCCGAGCTGGTAGACCTCGCCGCGCTTGGACATGGCCGCATCCGGAGGCTCCGGCACGGAATCCGGGTCGGTCTGGCCGGGCCTGACCTCCGGCTCCATGATTCTGGCCAGGTCTTCCTCGTCAAACCCCATCAACGACAGGTCCATGCCGGCGGATTGGAGTTCGGATAGCTCGACGGGTAGCAGGTCCATGTCCCAGGAGGCGAGTTCCGAGAGCTTGTTATCGGCGATCCTGTAGGCTCGTACCTTTTCGGGCGCCAGGTCACGCGCTACGTGGACGGGCACCTCCTCTAAACCGAGCTTTTGCGCCGCTTTCCAGCGGGTATGTCCGCAGATGATGACGCCTTCGGCGTCCACCACGATCGGCTGCCGGAACCCGAACTCCTGGATGCTGCGCGCCACGGCGTCCACAGCGCCGTCGTTCTGGCGCGGGTTCTTCTCGTACGGCTTGATCTCGCTCAGCTTGCGCATCTCGATTTGCATGACGACCTCCTTCAATTCTGGGTTCTTGAGCGTTTGTATGCCCTGACCTTGCGGCTCCACGATGCGACGGTGCGGCGCGCCCACTCCTTCCACGTCTGCGGCGGCAGCGGCTTCGGCTTTCCTCCCTGACGGTGCGCCAATACTCCGAACCCTCGCCCGATCTTCGCCAGTTCCCTGCGAAGGGCCGCGCCCCACGCTGGCGATAGCGGCGTGTTGTGGACAGCCGGCTGAGAATTGCCGTCTTGCGGCGAGTGCGGCTCTGCGACGCCGCTTCGACATCCGCCTTCATGCTTCAAGTCCATACAACGCACCTCCTTAGAACTTCACGAGAGAACATCTGCACACGGAAGAAAGACAGACTAATACTGCGGCTGGTTCCCGCGCGGGTCGAAAAAACCGTCGCGCTGGAGTACCTATTGAAATGTTCACAGAATGAACATTCTCGCGTTACGGAATGGCGCATGACGAGTATGTTCACAGAATGAACACTGGCGCATGGCGAACGCCGCTCCAGGATGCAGCGCTCCCGACCGTTCGCCCACGACGCGCACAGTTCGCGTACGTTGCGCGACGGCGGCGACGTGGTACGTTGACGCGCACGACGCGGCCCGTTGCGCACTGAACGCACCTGTGCGCGCGTGGGCGCCGCACTGGACGGCGGTTGACTCGGCAAGAGGCGACACGTATAATGCTTGTGTAGAGCACGTGTCTTGGAGGAAGGCAGATGCCTAGCACGAAACTGACGCTGACCGTGAAACCCGAGGTCGTCAGGATGGCCAAGCAGTACGCGCGCAAACACAACACAAGCGTGTCGGCCACGTTCTCGCGGGTCATTCGCGCGCTCGCTGGCAGCGAGCAGAACCGGACCGTAACCGTTCCTTCCGGATCGGCCTTGGAGAAGCTCTCCGGTATCATCACGCTGCCGAAGGGCAAGACTGCTGACGATGTCCTGTTCGAGGCCCTGACCGAGAAGTACGGGTTGGAAGAATCACCGAGGAGGGGACATTGAAGCGGGTTTTTCTCGATACGAACATTCTCCTGGACATCCTCCTCAGACGCGATCCCTTCTATGCCACTGCGGCGACGATCTGGTTGAAGTTCGAGTCGCGGGAGATGCAGGGACTCGTATCGCTCCAATCCCTGGGAACGGTCTTTTACCTGGTCCAAAAACGCACCGACGCAGACACCGCCCGTCAGGCCGTCCACACGATATGCCGGGTCTTGCAGATCGTCGACAGTCCAGGGCAGGCCGGTCACATGGCATTGCAGAGTCACATGGCCGACTTCGAAGATGCGCTGCAGTACGCCGTTGCCACGCTGGCCGGGGCCGATTGCATCGTTACGCGCAATGCGTCCGATTTCCCCAAGCGCGGGAAAATCCCAGTGCTGACGCCGGAAGAGTTCCTCAAGACGGAACCCGCCTGATTGTTCAACACGCGCACCGGTGCGTGCGTGGGGCGCCGCGCACGGTGCGACAGGCACGTCTGTGAATAAACGGTTGTCCACTGCTGCGTGCATCGTCTATTCCTCCAAGTCGGCGCGCAGTCCGGCATGTTTCATGCACTGCCGTATTTCGCGCAGATGCCGCTGAAGCGCGCGTACGGACATCCCCGTCTCGCGGCACAGTTGCTTCTGGCTGACGTGCATCAACCGCATGCAGATTGCGCGCTGCGGTTCGGTCAGGCGCGCCATCGCGAGGGCGAGAGTTTCGCGTTGAGCGCCGTGATCAACGGGCGGCCGAACCGAAGGGTTCAGTCGCCCCGAGCAATCTGCGTCGGTCAGATTCTGCACGCGCATGATCTTGCGTCCGTCGGGATCGCGGATGGCGTCGTTGAGTGAGTATTCCTCGCGGCGGTAATCGCGTTTCTCCGCGATGCGATGTCGGACGATCTGACCGGCCTTATGTTCGAGTACGCGCGCGATGAACGTGCTGCGTTGGGCGCGACGCGGATCGAATGACGAAAACCGCGCCAGTAATTCGAGGCGCATTTCCTGGCGGATGTCGTCCAGGTTGTGTTCGACGAACCCGGCGATCCCGATCAGCCTGCGAGAATAGATGCGAACGGCTCGCTCGATCTCTCCGTCGAATGCCGGCAGCACGGATGCCGGCGGGGTCGGCGCCTGCGGCACGGAGACTGGTTCAAGAAGTGCCTGGGTTACTGAAACTGGCGCGTGAGATTTCTGGGTCATTGCTTACTCCTTGCCCGTTGGGCGGCGAAATCGTTCAGCGCCACGCGGGTCGCTTCGGTCTCGGTCAGGTTGCCGTCGAACATGCAGATGGCAGTGCGCTCCTCGAAAGCGAAACGTTCGTCGGGCGTCATGGTCGGAAGGGCGCGGGAGAGGAATTGCGCCGCCATACGATCCCGCAATGACGCCTGCGAGTGGGGAAGCACGAGCGGCGTTCCGCCGCTGCTTATCGGTCTCGTAAACTGCATACTTCGATTCCTCCTGAGTCGGTCGCGCAACCTCGCAACCTCACCGCAACCTCGAAATCAGAGGTTGCGCATCGCAACTGGCAGCTTCACTTGTGGTTCTGACTTTTCGCGCAACCTCGCAACCTTTTTGTGGGTTCTCATACACGTGCACGCGCGCACACATGCGCGCGCACGCATGTGTTAAGCAGTGAAAAAGGTTGCGAGGTTGCGATTTCTTGTCCGAAAATGCCGAACGCATTCGAGTTACACGCCCGCAACCTCATGAAAAAAGGTTGCGCGGAGGTTGCGAGGTTGCGGGGTTTTCCACATTTCCACATCAGTGTGCCTCCAGGTAATAGCTCGAATGTGTGCCGCAGCCTTCGCGCCGAATCAGGATCGAGCCGATGGGGGTGCCGGTCCTTCGCCGAAGAAGCGTTCCGAACGACGTCGTGCGTCCGCGTGTAGTCTTGTGACTCATCGCTCCCTGAAAGACGCCCATTTCGTCGGCCATACCCATCAACTCCGAGACTGAAACGGGGGCGGTACTGTGCCGCGCCCACCACGTCTGCACGAAGGCCTCCCATTCCTGCCCCGCAGGATTTGCCGACTTGCGCCATTCCTCCTCGTTCGTGCGCCATTTGTTAAAGCAGTTCGTGTGGAGGATGCCGCCGATCGTTTCCGACCACGTCTCAAACCCGCCGAACCGGTTCTTGTGCGGCTTGCGGCCTTGGGTCAGCCAGTTCTCGATCATGCCGAGCAGCACGGAGAGGATGCGCCTGCGGCTCTGCTTCACGTGCGCGCGAAGGTTCGGATGGAGGAAGTCCTTCCGAGCCTCGGGATGAGCTGTGCGCGGCTGCAACTGAATCGGCACCGTGCGCTTGGCGATCTCTCCGCTGCACTCCGTGTTGTTGCCGGATCCGACCACCGTCAGCGTGTTCAGGAGGCAGACGATGCGGGAGGCGCCCAGGATACGGCCCTGGTAGGTCGTTGCCGTGAGAATCGAAGCCAACGCCGCGCTGTCGACCGTCGGCGGCAGGTTGTCGAGGTGGACGATGGTCTCGCCCTGGAGCAGGAGGGCAAGAAGCCGCTTATCGCGCTCCTCGTCGCGGTCGGTGATCTGCAACGCCGGCGTCTCACGGCCGAGGATCACGCCGCCGAAGACCTCTTCAGCCAGTTTCGTCTTGCCGGTGCGTTCGAGCGGCGACAGCAGAAGATGCAAGGGGCGGTTGCCGTCAATCGCCGGCGCCAGCAAGGGCGTAAGCAGCAGGCCGATGAAGTTCTGGCGGGAGGCCTCGTCCTTGAACGGGAAATCAATCAGCAGTTCGTGAAGCTCGTCCTGAATCTGCTGGATGTCCGTTTCAGGCTCAAGGCCGTAAAGCTCTTCCGGTTCATCGTAGTAGACCCCGTCATGCCAGCCGGGTCGGACGCGCACAAAGCCTGGGCCGTAGACCGGGTAATGGACGAGCAGGTCCAGGTCTCGAACGCGGGCATCCTGCTGCGCGCCGGCGATCACGAGTCCGGCGTTGTCGCGGTTGCACGGCTTGTAGACCAGGACGGCCTCGTCGTTCTTGCGCTGATGCCATGCGCCGAGCTTCAGACGCTGGTCCACGAGAAGCCGCACGCGGTCGGCGATGAGTTCGCTCCAGCGACGGCGTCCGGGCTGGCCGATGAGCTCGCCGGGGATGTGGCTCTTGCGATAGACCAGGTCCACCGGCAGCGCCGCGATGACCTGATCGGCAAAATCCTTGCTGGATTGCTCGACGTACCGGCCCATGTCGTCGGTGTGCGGGCCGGGGATGAGAATGACCTCCGTCGCTGTTGCCGGGGCGGAAGTTTCGGCGTCTGACGCAGGCGTGTCATCTGACGATGCGAGCGAGCTGCGTAACGGACGCGGCTGAATCGTCCGAGGCTCCTTCATCCCCGCCTCGACGCCGCTACGGATCGTGGCGGCCGCCTCGCCCTCGCCCAAGCCAATGAGTGCGGCAGTGGAAGCGAGTTCGGATTCGACGTGCTGGCGGTCGAGATATCCGCCGCCCACAAGCTGGCCGAGGTTGAACGCGGCCTTGTTGAGCGTGTCGTTACGCGTCCCCTCGGCGGCTTGGCGAAGGTTCTTGAGTTCGAGCTTGAGCGCCACGTCGGCGTAATGCGAACCGGCGGCGCGTGACGAACGAGTCGGGGCTGCCGGCTTCATTGGCGGTTTCGCGGGCAGCTTCTCCGGCTTGCCCGCCGTGGCGGGCTGCGCATTCGCCAAGTCCGCAATCCACTGCGGCAGCGGACAGGTCGCTTGTCCGTTGCGGCGGGTGTACGGCCGGTCAAATCCGGCCACGACAGAGGGCGGCGCCACCACATAACCGCTCTCTCCCTTGATGTCGAGACCGGGCCGGATGCCGTTTCGGGTCTTGACCTCGGTCGTCGGGGCGTCGAAGTAGAGATGTCGCCCCTCGCGCGGGGTTATGGATTCCCACGTGCCCGGCAAGGGCCCATGCTCTAATTCAAGCGCGGCCAGTGACGCCTCGCCGTCCCCCTTGCCGTGGCGATCCACATCTAACGCGATGATGGAATCTTTACCCGTGCGGATGCCAATGTTGGCGCCGGGATGTTCCGCCCACCAGGCGCGTACCTGCTCCGGGTCAACGCTGGCGTCTTTGAATCCATGCGTGCCGGGCAACGGAACGCGCCCGCCCGGCGTCAGCGGGAAGACTGGCCATCCCCGCGCGGCATAGGCGAGGGCGGCGTCAAGCAACGAGTTGGATTGAGGTGCGGCTTGTTCAGGCATCAGATTCTCCGTCTTCGCGCTGATCCTTCCCGGCGTTCTGCTTACGGAATTGTTTCCGCAATGCTTGCTTCACGTTGAACACAGCCGCATTGCGGTGAACTTCGGCCAGCCCCTCTCCATCGGGACCGAAGGCGTGTCTCAGGGCATCCATGCCAAAGAGTTCCTTGAGGTCGGCCATGTCGTCCGGATCGTCGCGCCGGGCGACAATCAGCGGCTCGAGCGCGCGCTCGGCCGCCTTCTTCAACTCCGCGGGACAGCAGATGCATCCCTTGCCATAACACCAGGGGCAACCGGAAAATCCGCTCATGTGTTCTCCTCTTCCCGATGTCGCAACACGCGCCGAAGCGCCGTGAGGAGTTCGGGGACCTCGGCAACGCCTGCGTCGCCGTGGTCGTGAAATCGCTGTAGCCAGGTCTCTATGCGGCGCAGCGTCCGCACCAGATCTCGTTCCTGGCGGTACGTTTGCATCGGACGGTCCTGCCGACTCGAGATGTTGGGGCGACTACTCATAGTTTTCTCCGCACACGGCGCGACGATAGCGCGGTACGGTGGAGCGGGCGCGATTCAGCATTGTCCCGGAAATCTCCAGCGGCAAATCTCCGGCGATATCCGACTGGTCGCACACCCGGCACAACTCTTCCAGCCTGGCCGCCAGCGAGTCGGCATACGCAAGCAACGCCGTGCGGCCAATTTGTCTTGCCTTCCTCATTGGGATCCTCCCTGCATGGCCTTCACAATTCGTTTTCCGATCCAAAACGCGACCGTGCGCGTCACGGCGTTGCCGAGCATCCGGTAGCGGGCCGAGTCGGACGTTTCAACCCGCTTGTCTGTCTTGTCCACGCCCCAGGCCGTCCAATCGTCCGGGAACCCCTGCAATCGCTCGCACTCTGTCGGCGTCAAACGGCGCACTCCGCACGCCGGAAGCAACACGGCATTCGTGCTGTCGCCCTTGCCGCTCGTCCCTGCTTCGGCGGTCAGCGGATACGCCACCTCCGACGGCGTACCCCGTCCGTTGCGCGCGATGCGCGTCTGGAACGCCACGGCCTGTCCGTTGGCAGCATCCAGAGTGTGGCTAACGCCTGCTGAAATGCCGTGTCCGTTCGCGCCGGTCTGCGCGGTACGCACGGCCACCGGAATCAGCCGGCTGGCTTCTTCTGCTCCGTTCGGCCAGCCGCAGCCTGCGCACGCCTTGAGCGCTCCGCAGACCGCCGGCAAAGCGGGCGCGCCCCGCGCGTAGTTGGCCGGCTTGCCTGCAAGGGCGGGGACGACGTGACCGGCAGAGGCACCGTCGGTGCCTGGGAAGCCACCGCCCCCAGGGCGGCTTTCAAGTGTGCCGGCAACTGCTTGCCACGTTTCTCGGCGCGGCGCAGGATGCCCTGACAGGCTTTCGGCGAGAGCCAGTATTTCCGAGGCGCGTCGCGCTCCAAAATCCGCGACAAGGAACACGCGACGCCGTCTTTGGGCCACAGAGAAGAATTGCGCGTCCAGCACTCTCCATGCAACGTCCAGCGCCCCGCACTTTTCCATTTCAGCGAGGACGGTCGCAAAATCGCTTTCCTCTTCCACTTCCCATTCGGCTCCAACCGGTAGATCGCTCGGCGGCACGTCTGTCGGCGTAAAGCTGCTGAAGACGCCGGGAACGTTTTCCCAGACGGCCAGTTGAGGGCGGACTTCTCGAATAATCCGGCCTGCCTGATAGAACAATCCACTGCGTTCACCCTCCAGTCCTTTGCGTTTGCCCGCCAGCGAGAAATCCTGGCAAGGCGACCCGAATGCGATGATGTCCACCGGCTCAAGGTTGTGTTTCCCCGCCTCGCGCACGTCTTTGACGATGGGCACGTGCGGCCAGTGACGCCGCGCGACGGCGTTGCACTGATCGTCAATTTCGACCGACCAGCGCACCTCGATCCCGGCGTCTTTGAATCCCTTGTCGAAGCCACCCACGCCACGGAAAAGGCTGCCGAGCGTCAACCGTGTGGTCACAGTTCATCCACCTCATAACCGGCCTGTTTCAGTGCGCGAGTGACGTCTTCCGCCGACCGTGCCAGAACATAGACCCCGCCGAACCGCTCGATCATTCGGTGGTAGTTGCGCTGATCTTCGGTTTGCCTTCCGTCGGGCGACTTGGCTTCGATCTCAAGCCGTCTGCCGTCCGGCAGGATGCCGGTCAGGTCGGCCTGGCCCGGAACGCCGAACCGGACCACGCGATTGCCGATCCAGGCCACACCACAATTCGCGCGCCATATTCGAAGACCGCGCCGGGTCCCGAACTCCCGCAGAATCGCATTCTGAATTTCCCGTTCTTTCACGCGGACGCGCTCTCCATTACCCGCTCGCGCATCGCTTCGCGGCGCACGTCCTCGACAAACCCTTTCGGCCAGCAGCCGAAGGCGTCCTTGTATCGGTACGCCGCCCAACCGGGCTTGAATCCCTTCGCCTCCGCCTGGCGCACGAACTCCACGTACACTGCCCGTTTCTCCTCGAACGTCGCATTGCCGACGTCCACGAGTTCGCCGTCGGCGACGACCGGCCAGACGCCGAACCGCTCCTTGAACCGGTAGGCCGACCAGCCGGATTGGTACAAGGCGGCCATGCGCTGGCCCTCGATCAGCCGCCAGAATTCCGCCCGATATCCGAAATCGCCGTCGTCGAACTCGACCAGATTTCCGGCGCCGTGGATCGCCAGACGCTCACGCTGCACAGGAGCCTCCGGTTTCCAGCCGCCTTCGGGGCAGCACGGTTCGTCCGGATCGAAAAGGAGCTGGCATGCCTGGCAACGCTTCAGCCGCAAGGGATCGCATTCACCGACGCGCTTGCTGCTGTCGAGGGAATACTCGATCCGCCGCGTGACGCGACCGTGGACGTGGTGGTTGCCCGCGTGATCAAGTACGGTCGCCCCGTCCTTGCCGGGGCAAGCACGCATGATGCGTCCCAGCATTTGGAGATGGAGGTTCAGGCTCGCGGTCGGCCGCGCGATGATCGCTGTCTCCAGCGCCGGCAGGTCCCAGCCTTCCGTCAGTACCATGCAATTGCTGACGACATGGGTCCGTGCGTCTCGCAGCCGACCCAGAATGGCCTCTCGCTCGTCCTTAGGCGTCGCGCCGTCGAGATGTTCCGCCGGAACGCCGGCGGCCTGAAATGCCGCGACGATGGCCCGGCTATGTTCCACGTCCACGGCAAAGGCGACTGTCCTGCGGCCTGGCGATTTCTCCAGCCAGGTCTTGACGATGTCGGCGTTTTGCTCGTCCGTGTTCGTGCGGCGGGAGAGTTCGCCGAGGGCGTAGTCGCCCATGCTGATCTTCACGCGGCGCAGGTCCGGCGATTTCCCGGCGTAGACCTTCGGGTCGTGAAGGACGCCGGCTTTGCAGAGTTCGTCGGTATAGGCCGCGACGACGATCTCCTTGAAGACGTCGCCCAATCCGCGACCGTCCAATCGGAACGGTGTCGCGGTCAGGCCGACGATGCGCGCATGCGGGTAGCTCTCGAGGACGCGCCCGTAGCTGTTCGCAGTCGCATGATGGCTCTCATCGATAACGATCAGTTCCGCCGGCGGCATGGTTCGCCGGACGAGTGTCTGGACGCTGGCGACCTGCACCTTCGCCAGCGGCTCGCTCGGATATCCGGACATGATGCGGCCGCACCACAGGCCCAGTGATTGCAGGTGCGAAGCCGCCTGGTCGATGAGTTCCTTGCGGTGCGCCAGCCAGAGCGTCGGTGCCGCGAGTTCCTCGACCAGAGCGACTGCCATTACCGTCTTTCCGGATCCGGTCGGCGCGACCAGAATGGGCCGCCTGTCGAGGACGGTTCTCACCCGGTCAACCGCGTTGCGCTGGTAATCGCGCAGGATCACGCGAGCGCCTCCCTGCCTGCGTTGCACAGGGCCAGACGCCGGTAGGCTTCGTAATCACGTCGGCCTTGGGCGTAGTTGTATTTCCGCAAACTTCTATTCACCAGCGCCATTGTGAAAGGCAAGTTGAGTGCCTTTGCCACGGCGCCAAACAGATATCTGGCGAATTGGGCGACCGGCACTTCCTTGGGGCAGATGCGTCCCCTGCGCAGTCCCAGAGCTTTGCGTATGGCCTTCTTGGCTCTGCGCTTGTTCACGATGACCTCCTGTGACTTCCCGGTGATCGAGCAGGATCGAAGCGACCACGTGCAACCTACCTCTCAAACCCCACGTCGAATCGAACGGCTTGAAACCGCCCGTACGTCGGTCGGAAATCGCCCACGCCTATCAGTCGTCCGGCCTGCGTCAGCGTCTCGTTCAGGTCTTCCGGCCTGATGTATTCCGGCACCAGGCAGACCAGCACAACCTCGATTTGCCAGCCGGCGCGGAATGCCGGTCTGATGCGGGTTATTCCGTTTCGCTGCACCTGGACGCGGCACTTGTGCAGGTACTCCCATTCCTTGAGCGGCCTGGGGCCGAGCGGTGCGAGTTCCGTCAGGCTCACGATGCCCGCCTTGTAGAGGTCTTGCGCGCTCTTACGAGGAGAACGCGGGTCCTGCCTGAATTTCGCGGCGCCGATGATCGCCTGACGGAGATACTCGCCCGGCAGGCAGATGAATCCCTCGGCGTTGCGATAGACGTAACTCTCGACGTCGTCGCTCTTCTTCGCCTTGCTGCCTTTGGCCGCATTGGCCTTCTCCTGCACCGCTTCGCAGTTCCAGCGATGCAATAAGAGGTCCGCAGACCCCCGTATGGTCACGGCCGCTTGGTAGAGCGCCGTTGCCTGGATCGTCTGTTTTGCGCCGTTGGTCACTTCAGGCCCTATTGCCGTCGCGTTCGCCATATTCCTCTCCATTCCATGTCTGTAGAAATCTGAGCCATGCCTTGCCCTGCCTTACCACGTCGAGCCATGCCATGCCGCACCGGGCCACACCATGCCCCACCTCGCCATGCCATGCCGCGCCCAGCCTTGCCATGCCTGGCCGGGCCCAGCCATGCCACTTAGTGCTATTACAGACCCTTCCACGGCGGTGTAGGCGGGGCGGGTCCCGATGGCCTGGCCCATGGCTTCAGCGCATCGGCAACCCGCCCGCACCCGACAGGATCAGAAAGGGATATCCGACAGATTGTTAGCGACCTCGCGCCACTGTTCCGGCGTCACCTTCCCGGAGTCCTCGTGGCCGCAGACTTCCTTGATGGCGGCGAACCATGCCTTGTTCAGGTCGTCCTGATTCGCGCCCTTGGTCTCGGCCCATTTGGTGAAGAGCGCCCAGACAGCGTCCATCGTGGACGTAGGTTTGGCCGCCGGAGCGGGAGTGCCATCCGCCTGCGGAGCGGCAGCCGGTTTCGGCGGCGGTTTGGGAGCGCCGGTCGGCTTCGGCGCCGGGGCGGGCTTGCCGCCCGAATGCGCGCGCAGCTTGTGCCCCAGCCTGGCCAGCAACGCCCGGCGCGTATCGGTATCGGCGTGGGTGATCCCGCCCGGCTCCGAGTCATAGGAGTTGATGAACCGGACCTTGATGCGTTCCTTGCCGTTGTACTCCTCGGTCTCGAGGGTGACCTGGACGGGCGGCAGTTCCTTCGTCGCCTCGAACCAGAACGGGTCCATTCCCGGCCAGCCGAACGCTTCTTTCAAGGCCGTGACCTGGAAGTCGTTCAAACCGCCGTCGCGTTTCTCGATGTAACAGTAGGCCACGGCGTCGAGTTCCTCGGACTCGACGTTGCGCCATTCGCCGTTGTCGTACTCCTCGGTCAAACCGAATCGCAGCACGACGGTGCAGAGCTTGTTGGGGCCGGTCTCGTTGACCCCCACGTCCATGACACGGGCGCGAAAACGTCCTTCTCGGTCGGCTTGCATGATTCCTATTCCTCCTTTTTCTGTTGAGTGCCAAACAGCGCGTTCCACACGGCAGGGTCGCTGGGGTACACGGGGATCGGATCGGCCAGGCGCCGGCTTTTCGCCATGCAGTGCGGCATCTCCACGGGCCACAGGGTGCGCGTGCCGCTGCCGCGCCCCTTGCCGTCCTTCACGTCCACGTCATAGCCGAGGAAGAAGACGTGGTCGGCCCACTCCCTCACGCGCAGCCGGATACTGGCCTTGCCACTCGACGGCGACTGGAGCCGGGGCTCGTACCGCTGCCAGTCCTCGCCCTGGGGATTGGGCACGTTGGTGGTGCAGTCGTGACAGATCAGGATCACGTTGCGCCCGGCGCGCACGTGACGGTCGAGGTCGCCCAGGAGCGTCAGGAAAGTTTCATAGACGTGCTGGTATCCTTTCCCGAATCCGTAGTCCTCGATGCGCTGAATCCGGTTGCCCTTCTCGTGCGGGACGTTGGCAACGGTCCACGCCAGGGCAAATTCCTCGGCGCGCAAGTCGTCCCATGACTCCACGCCGCCGATCCGGCGCGTGTGCTTCGGCTGAAGCACGGCGTGCGATTCGTCCAGATCGAAGCCGGCGACCGGCCCCGGGGCCAGGTCGGCCAGGCTGGTCTTTCCGACTCCTCCCGGCCCATACAGGACGATCCGGTGCCCGGTGTTGGATTGCGGCTTCTCGAACGACAGGGTTCGGCGATGCGTGGTCGGCGGTTGCGGCGCTCGCGGCGCCGGGCGCGTCAGTGCGGTCGGCATTTTCGTGTCTCCTTCAAGGTTCACTGGGTATCTGCGTCATGGTTGACGACAAGCAGGTAAGAATGCCCACGGCAGTCGGTTCACCCGTGGCTTTCCTCCTTGGCGTCCTCATTGAGCGGAAACATCTCGTGAGTCGCGGCGTAGAGCCTCGTAATCGAGTCGCCTTCGATAAATGCGACCAGCGCGCGCTCGGTCTTCGCGTACCGCTCGCGCCGCTCCGGCCAGGTCACTCCGGTGTTGGACTGAAGGTGCTGCCGGAGCAGAATGACACTGGTGTGGCCGGCATTCGGCACGATGCCGCTGGCGAGCATGTGCCCGAATTCCGCCAGCTTCGACCGGTTTGCCCAACAAGAGGCGCGGGCCATGACCGCCCGCGTGGTTGCGTTGGAGATGTATTTCGCGTCGGGCAGCGCGCTGAACGAGAATGCAATGGCGACGCGATAACGTTGCAGCGCCTCGGCCGCTTCCGCCGGAGACAGCGCCGCCGGCCCTTTCATGCCGCCCAGCATCGTGCGCAACACGGCGACCTCCTTGATGGTGACTTTGCCGAAACCGCCGCCCAGGTGCAGGACGTCCGCCAGGCTTCGCGTCTTTCCGGTGTCGACGCTCATCAGCGATTCCGGGGGGACGTTGGACCAGACGTGCAGCTCGACGGGCACGTTGGCCTGCACGATGGCCCAAAGACGGTGCTGGCCGTCCAGTAATGCGCCGTCGGGAGCGAAAGCGATGCCCTGGTGCGTAAGAAGCCAGCGGCCTTCCTTCATGTCGCGGGCAAGGCGCTCGACGTGCGCGTCGCTCAGGGGACGGTTGCTGGCGTTGATCTTCTCCAGCCAGTTGATCGCCATGTCCGGGGTAATCGTCATCCTCGTGACGGTGGGTACGACGACGTTCTTCTTGACCAATTCGTTCATCGACCTGCTCCTTTAGAAAAGGGGGTTGACTCCGCTCTCAAGCGGAATTGTTACGTTGCATCCGATTCGTCGCGTTCGCAGTCGCCGATGCAGTTCGGGTCGCAGCAGATCGGACACAGCTTCGGCTCCGGAGCGTTCAAGCAGGCGGTCAGTTCCTTTACCAGGCCGGCAGCGAATTCGCGCCCCATGGCATGGAGCACCGCCCGAGCGGCCCAGCGCACGTCGTGCGGCATTTCAATGGGAGTCTTGGGGAAGTATCTGCCCTGCCGGGTGCCCGGCTGCGGCGTGGCGGGCGAAGGATCGGCTGGCTTTGGAGCGAGAGAAGGGCGCGAGAATCGTCCGATCTTCGCCGTGTTCATTACTGCCTTGGTGCCATGTTTGGTGTTATAGGCGCGAGACTTGGACCGTTTCTCACTTCTAACGTTTGAAGTGAGCGCGCCCGCGGCAAAGCTTCGCATCTTCGCCACGAAGGGCTGGCTCACCTTGCACGTTCTTGCGATTTCGTTGTCCGACCACGATTCGGCGCCGTCATTCCGCGCCACCGTCTCGCTTGTAAGCATGGTCATGACGGCCTTGCGTTTATCCGCGTTGGTGCGCCGCAGACCATGCTCGGTATTGGCGCCGACGGAGTACAGAATCGCCTCGCGCAGCGCCCCTTGGCGGACGTCTGCCTCGATCTTGTCCAGGACGGCCTGCTTGTGTGCGTGGTAGCGATGAAAGCCATCGGCCAGCCAATACGTGGCACCGTCATGGAAAGCGACGACCGGCGGGAACTTCGCCCCTTCCTTCAACGCATCGGCGTACTCTGTGACGGTCTGGTTGTTGATTGCCACGCGCGGCTGCGTCCCGCCGTCGGTGTGCAGTTGCGACAGGTCCAGTTGCATGAGCCGGCGGTCTCCTTTCTTCTCGGTCATGATCGGGTTCCTTTTCCTTTGCGGTCATGGGTCTTGTCATGGACGTAGCTGCCCCGGTGTTCGTATTCCTCGTCCGCCGCGACGGCCTGTGCGTTGTGATAATCCAGCGACGCGGCCCGGCACTCGCGCGAGCAGAAGCCGTTGTGCTCAACAGTGGCCGGCGCGTCGCCGCAGACCGGGCACCAGACCAGAACCTCGCCGCGAGTAGCGGAGGGTGAAGCAGAGGGCGTCAATCCCGTGGTCACGATTCATCTCCTTCCGAAAGCTCGGGATGGACGTCGGTCACAATCTCAAATCCGCCCGGAGGCGCCTTCGGGTCCACGGTGATCGAGTGCAGGCAGAGGTTGGAGTACTCGCAGAACGAGCAGGTGTTGCGGCCGACGTTTCTAAACCACCGCCCCCAGCGGCGGCAGTCCGACAGCAACTGCGCCTGCTGCCAGCATTCCAGACGGAACGCCTGGAGATCATCCTCCAGGCGAGGCACCTCGCGGCGCTGGAAGTAGTAATCTGGGCGCTCCTCGACGTCGGCCAGAAGGCGTGCGCCGAATTCCTCGGGGCTTTCAGGTCGGGTCGCCAGCTTCATCCCGGCGCCGGCGCTCTGGCGCGGCTTGCCATCCTTGTTGAAGACCCGTTCGCCGGACTGTTCGTCCACGACAACCTTCTGGCCATCGTCGTCCAAGACGGGGATTTGCCGCGGGCGGATCGTGGGCTTGCGAATCACGTCATAGAGGACACCGGCCACATCATGCCCCTGATGGAGCGCCGACACGGTGTAGAGGGAAATCTGCTGGTCGCATCGCAGACGGAGCCAATAGTCCGAGTCCGGCCCGATATCTTCCCCGGTCGTTTTCCGCTCGAGGACAAACTGCCGCCCGTCTTCGGTGCGGACAAGTCCGTCGCGCTTCCCGGCCAACCGGTACGTCCGGCTCTCGCGCCCGGTCTGCGGATTGACCAGCGGCATAACCCACGCCTTCTCGATCTCGATGTAATCCAGCGCGTCGTTGCCGTACCGCCAGAAATAGCCGGCCAGGAGGTTGGCGACGGTCTCGCGTTCGATCTGCCAGTCATACGGCTCGGCCCAGGCGGGGCAGGTCGTATATCCTTCCGTCGCCGCCAAGATCGCGGCCTCCGGCGTCGCCCCTTTGCTCCACAATTCCAGCCCCACGTGGACGGCCGTCCCGAGGCGCAGGGCGGTCGCCTCGCGCCGGCTGCGCAGGGCGAGCTCATACCGGTAGAAATACTGGCGCAGGCAGCGCCGCGCGCACGACATCGCACTGTGGGTCAGAAGCCGAAGCGGGGCGGGCGTATTCATCGGATGTCCCCCGCCATACGCGGCGATTTCAGAAATCGGCAGCACCATCGGTTCGGTTCCACGTTTCGCGTCTCCTCTTCGTAAGGTCCGAGTCTCCCTACCCCTTACATACCGCCGGTGTCGGCAAAGTGTCGGACGGTTTCTCAAAAAAACTTTCCGTCAAGACCTCCTTCGCGGAATTTGGCTCGAATCTTCTTGATCGCGTCATAGAGGGTCGGGCGTGGAATGCCGGTTTCAGCCGAAATGTCGCTGACGGTCTTTGACTGGAGGAGTTTGCACAGCGCACGCAGGTCGTCCGGCAGGGCGCGGACAGTGGCTGCGACGTCGAGCGTTTGTTCAAAGCGGTCTGATTGCAGTCTGGAGGCGCTGCCGATGCGCTTGGAATGCGCTCCCTCGTCCACGGCGTGAATCTCGCCGGCGATCCTTCCGTCGCCGTTGGGACTTTCGTCGCGCAAGGACTCCGTTCGGCTCCCGGAGTCGCGTTTGCGCGCGCGACGATGCTTCAGAAGCGCGGCGATCTTGTGTTCGACGACGCGGGCGATGAAGGTGTGGCGCCCGGCGCGTTTCGGGTCGTACTGCGGCAGCCGCTTGAGCAGGTCGAGAACCATCTCCTGCTCCAGGTCTTCCTGGTCGGTCTGGCTGAACTCCGGCCTGCGAGCCAGTTGGCGGGCCTTGTGGCGGATGAGGGCGGCGGCGTACTCGTCAATCCCTTCGAATCGGTTTGTGGAATCCATTCGCTTCCTCCCTGGCCGGGAGGAAGTCGCGTGGATGTCGCCGAAAACCGGCTTTCAGTGGCGCCGAAAATGAAAACAGCGGAGGCGTCATGAGTTCGCCGATAATCGGCGACACCCACAACGACCTCCGCTTTGCGGCCAGTCTGTTGTCTGGTGTTACTGAAGGGGCCGAGGCCTATCCTCGGTCCTCTTCCTCAATTTCCATGCTGAACGGCAGTCCGTGCTGGACGTCGATACACTTCACGACGCCCGTCCCTTGCCGTTTGAGGTGTTCGAGAAATTCGGTGACCTCCTTTCTGAGCGTGAAATCGTTGGAAACCGCTTCCGGCCTCGGCCCGTTGGCGCCGGCGATCTTGATCTTCCGGATGAGGCGCGGCCGGGGATGGAAAAGGGGTTCGCCCTCGCTGAAGTGAAGTCCCTTGATCTTCCCGTGGTTCACCCGCTGCATGAGTTCGACCAGCCTCCTGCACGGCGGCGTGAGAGCCATTTTTGTCGGCATCGTCTTCATTGGAAAACCTCCTTGCCACGGCGGCGCGAACGGACTCCCCGACAAAAGAAAAGGCCCGCCTCCCAAGGCCGAGAGCCTTGAGAGCGGACCATAATTCGCGTCACGGGCGGTAAAGGTATCTCTACCCTTTAGGGACAAACTGTCGGTGCGGCGTTACTTCGGGTATCGATGTGTGTTGATCACCTTCCCTTCGTACCGGAATTGAACCACGGCCGGGTCGACAAGCCTCGTTTTGAACTCATCGTTGGCGGGGATCAATTCGATCTTCCGCCCTTTGCGGCGCAGGCGTTTGACGGTCGCCTCGCCGTCGAGGGTGACGACGCCGATCTCCCCGTCCTCGAAGTCGCCCGTCTTGCGCACGAGCACAAAGTCGCCGTCGAGGATGCCGTCTTCTTTCATGCTATGGCCCTGGACGCGCAGGTAGAAACAGCTGCCATCGTCCGGACAAAGGGTCTGGGGCGAGATATGACCTTCGATGTTTTGTTCGGCCAGAATCGGTGTTCCGGCCGCAACGCGACCGACCACGGGAATCCCGGAATGCTCCAGCATCGCGGCGCTCAGCCGGATGCCGCGCGAGGAGCAAGAGGAACGCTCAATGTAGCCCTTCTTCACCAGGGCTTCGAGATGGCAATGCGCGGCGTAGATGGACGCGAAACGGAACTTCGCGGCGATTTCGCGCAACGTGGGCGGGCGCCCCTGACGGGTGATCTGGCGGCGGATGAACTCTAGGATGCGCGCCTGTTTGTCGGTCAGCGGTCTCATTGTGTTCTCCAGCATCTATTCATTTAAATGGTTATCCACTTGACTCAAGTAAGCTCTAGCTGTTGTGGAGGTTGCCTTTGGAATCCCCTCCAACCATAGTTTTGTACGGGACGGGCTCGACTTCGACGGACTGCTGGGCGAGCCGGTAGAA